ATTCCTCAGCAAGTGCCGCGATTTGCGCATCTTCGTCCCGCTTTTTATTGAGTAGATCGCCAACCTTTTCGATGGCCTCTATTCCCGTCACATCGCCAACGATGGATACCACATCGCCAATCACTGGCTTCACCTTTTCTCTGACAAATTCCCAAAACTTGCCTTTTTTCTTTTTTTCCTCGCTCATTTTTGTGTAGGGTTTATGATTTTTTGAAGGATAGACTTATAGTGAGTAGTTAGGTAGATCATGATCTTCTCACCGAACAACGTAGCCAATGGAACGAGCCACTTGCCTTGGTTATCCATGTCGTTATTGGAGCAATAAACCGAGGTCAGATAGCCAAAGAATACACTTATTCCAACGATGCCCACCCATTGGAGCATATTCAATCTACGCTTCATAAGTAGCTCGGTAGAGATTTTAGCGATTACGCCCACGGCAATGGCCGCAATGAAGGCGTAGCTTTTGGCAAAGAAGTCTAAAAGATCGGTCATTTCTTTTTATCGTTGTTTTGTTTAGCTTGTTTCAAGTCGAGGCACTTCTTTAATTTAATTGCCAACTTCTCGTCTCGGATTCGGTTCTTTTTCATTGTCTATCGATCATGTAACGTGGATAAATTCGACGTGCCGCACCCATATCGTGGTTATTGTCAGTTGTCATAAACGACAAGTGATTGTTATACGTTGGCGTGACTTCGCTGCCCGTGTTAGTATTCAGCTCAGGGAAAAATGAGGAGTTGTCGCATATGTAGGTCTGAAGTCTTTGAGCATAGAACCTAGAGTTTTTCTTTGCATCCTCAATCCGCCTGTTCATCTCACTCATTCCAACCGCCGAGGTATTCTCTGAGTTGTGTTGAGCGATGGACCCGTTGTCGATCTTGTAATTGAGTGATGGCAGCATCTCTTGGTAAGTAAACCAAACGAGGGCAGGGCGTAGATAGTCATTTCGCAATGTGAGATAATTGCCAGCGATAGACCCGTCCTCTGAATCGTCTTTGATCTTGTTCATCAACTTGGTACCAATAAGCGGCTCAATCCACATATCCTGCGCGAGGCGAATGTATGGGGTCATTTTAGCCGTTTCTACCGAGGTGTTCACGTCGGTATTTTGGTAGATATAGTCGGGGGATATGAGAAGTATTTGTGCCATTATTCTTTTGGGTTTTTGAAGCCGTGGTTAGGCATATCGTATGGTCTAGTCGAAGCATCTGCCCAGTACTGAGCGTCCTTAAATTCAAATCCTTTCTTTGCCGCTGCACGTTGGCTAATTCGCTCGTCATTGGATAGCCCTTTGTTAGGTAAGAATCTACCATTTTCGCGCTTACGCATGAATACCTGACGTGACCAAAAGTGTTTGCAGTTCGCACCGCCTTTGTAAAGGAAAATTGAGTAGGTGCTTTCACCTTTGGCCGCGAACTCTTTATTGATACCTTCATCGCCCATCTGAATGATATCCTCATAGCGATAAACGACACCCGCTTGCGATGCTCGCACCATGTTTTTGCAGAAGATACGTGAGTTATCGGATAGGGCAGTTGAGTATTTATAACGTACCTTAATCAAACCGCCATCATTTTGACTTTTGTCATCGGGATTCGCAAAGCGTTTGAATAGTTTTACGCTAGATAACTCCTCGTCGGGCGATGGCATACCGCTTAACACCTCCTCGCTCACAAGCTCGTACTCATCCATGTTGATTTGTTCACCGCAAGCGTACAAATGGTTAAGCCATGCGACCTCTTGCGCCTCCGTCATTTCGTTCTTTTGCTTAGACAACGTCAAAGGTGCTGGCGTTGGTGCCTGAATATCCACGAACAACGAATCATTGGCCACAATAGACAAGTCAACCTTCAATACTTCTTCGAGCGTGTCAGTGATAATGCGCTGCATTGGCTCAATAACGTTATCATTGAAGATCATTAAACCTTGACGCATCTCGTCCGCATTGGAGCTGAATCCATCACCGCCAAACTTTACACCAAAGAGCAGCGGAGTAGTCACCAAATGACCTACCAAAATCTTCTCAGTAGCCGTCTTATTGAGTAGGTCATACTGCTTATCCGCATCATTGAGTTGATAGGTGACGATGTCGGGCTTTTGTTGGTCGGGTTCGTTGAATAAAACTACCACCTTACCTGCACTACTCGCGCCCGTTGCCCCTTGCAATTCACGTTTGATGTTTTCCTTGGTATCTTGGTCAGGTGTTCCGTTGAACAAAGACACGATAGTGCCAGGCGCAAACTGATTGAGCACGTTTGATACGTGGAAAATCGAGATTTGTCTATCAAGTTCGATGTAGTTTATACAAGACTTGTATGATGGCTGCGGATAATATACGGATGTCGTTTCGTCTAGGAAGCTAATTTTAACGAATCGGTTATTGTCTTTGTGTTCAAGTGGTATAAACTTTGGCGTGTTAGCTTTCTTGCGTGTTTCGGCCCAATTACGTGAGTAATAAACCCCCGTAACATCACCATCACTTGTCACCGCTAGTCTGCAATTCTCAAAAGGCAAATGGTTCACCCTTGCGATGGCACTGCCGTCTAGTGTTTTAATACATTCAACATAAAAACCCCCGTATAAAACAAGGTCCATTGAAATGGATGGAAGCGATCGGTTCAATCTGAGTTGATCCACAACGACCGAAGATGTGAAGCCTTTGCCAGCGACCATCTTTGCAATTCCTTTCACGAGTGCACCATGAATAGGCGAACTATCCGCTAATTCTTTTAGGTACATGGGGTATTGGTTATCTTCACCATAGCGAAGCCATCCACCTCTATCGTATCGCTCCGTCGATGCTATGGCTTGGTATTGCGATAGCTCAACGAGTGACACATTTATATCTTTCTTTTTCTCTTCCATTAGTCAATGATTTTGATTGTCTGCTGACCCTCGATAATCTCAAACGAATCGGTAGTGTTTTGAATGATCAAAGTACCTCTTTCCACAAGGCCCACTACCGAGGCATTCAATGGATCAATATTACTGCTTGAATTTTGCCCATAGACGTAGTATTGATACGTGCCGTGGTTCGTTAGTCCAACCGTGGTCAAAACTACCTCCGTAGCCCTTGTATTCTCATTGGCTACCGATAGCACCTGGGCGAGCTTTGTACCTGAACGATCTACACCTACACCATCGAGCACCATCACAAGTAAATAGTGAGTGAATGGGGTTGAATAAAACGACCTTCCCTCATCGAGTGTGAAGTATGCAGTTTGGCTCGCGGTGTTAAATTGTAAGTAGATCATTTATGGTGTAAATTTAACAAAAAAGGTGGGCAATTTACCCACCCTTTTGTATAAACAATTAAACTCCCAATATATTAATAAGCTGGGCTTACTGTTGCGTTCGCAATATTGTCGAACGGATTGGTTGTGTATGGTTCAACGAACGCCGCTTGCTCAACACATTCAGCCATGAAGGTCAATGTGTGTCCAACGAAGTCACCCTTCGCGCCACCTGCCGTGATCGATCCAGCACTTACCTCAGCACCTTGATCAAGTCCCATCATGTGGATGCGATCATTCATATCACGAACGAAGATAATTAGACGGCGATTACGCACCATTTTACCAAGTTCTACGCGATACGTTGGCGCAAGGTCAGATAGTTGAATAGTCAACGTCTGAGTAAAGAATACGGATTGAGTGTCGCTCGATGCAGTCACTTCCTGAGTGAATACATTAGCGTTTGACTTCAACTCATAGCGGTACAATGTAGCCGCTGCAAAGTCAGTCACTTGATCCGTTCCATCATAGGTCAAAGAATCTTGAAGGATTCTCCAATCAGCGAAGAATACCTCTTTGATACCTCCGACTTGATTTTTACAATCGAGCAGTCTGCCCGTAGTTAATGCACATGCCATTTGTGTGTGATTTTATTAAAAAAACGGGGAGTACTTACCCTCCCCGTCTTTATGATTAAGGTTTGTAGAAAGCAATCTCGTTGCCACGTCCGTATTGAACGGCTGCAAAGAAGTCAGCTGAGAAGTTCACGTTCTTAGCTCCAGTCACGTTGCGCTGATCCAACACTACGATGTTGTTCATGTCGCTTTCTTTGTTGGTACCAAACCAAAGGTTTGAAGCCTGCGCGAATACCATCACGTTGTCGCTCATACCTGGGCACTCGATGATGTCGTATGAACCCTGCCAAGTCATGCGGATGGCATCACCTGATTGGAACAAGTTGTTATTTCCAAGTGCGCTTTGAGCGTTTCTCCACGCCTCAGCAACGTTAGAAGCAACGTACAACTTTGGCTTCTCAGGAGCACGACGAACGCGAACGGGAAGTGTAGAGATTACGGTTGCGATCTCAGCGACTACGTTTCCATCGGTGATGGCTACGGGAGTAGCTACGTCCAATACTGTTGCGTCTGCAGTAAACAAGGCTTGGAAGCCATCGAATGAACCTGCGCCTGCGGTACCCTGCCAAATCATTGTTTCCATGATTGCACCGATGTTGCCTGCCATTGTAGCGATCAAAGCATCAGCAACTGATCCTAGTTCACCGTTTTGTGCGGCCAATGCTTCCCAGTCCTGAAGGAAAGTCAATGTGCAAAGTTGACGTTGCATTGCAAGGTCAACAAGTGTCAACGTGCGCTCGTCAATGTCAACAGTACCTGTTGGGGTAAAGTCGCAAGTTTGATCTGCGAAAGTTGTCGCGCTGTCAGTCAAACGACGCACTTTCAATTTACCAGGCACGTTCTCCTTAACGGTGATGTGCTTTGTGGTTTCTGCTGCGAGAAACGCTTTAAGATTCCATTCACCTGCGGCTATGCCTGCGTAGGTGGTAGTGAGATTTGTAGTTGTAGCCATTATGCTATTTTATTTTTCTTTTTTGTTGTTGGTTAGTTTGAAAATTGAGCCAACACACGCTCAGTGTAAGTCATTTTCTCAAATGGTTTTACTGATGGTTGGTCATCTGATTTTTTCGCTTTTGCGAGTTCGGTTTTGTCTTTTACTGATGTAGTAGCGGCTTGCTTTGACAACTCAGTCACTTTCTTTTCAGAGGTTGCAAGTTTGCTAGTCAAGTCAGCGTTTGAAACCTTCAATGCTGAAAGCTCAGTGGCTTGTGTAGCGTTTGCAGTTTCGAGTGCGTTTACACGCTCAGCTAATTGGCTGATGATCTCAGTTACTTCGCTCGACATCTCTTCGGTCTTAGCTGTGATCTTTACGATCTTGCCGTCTGCAACGTTTACCACGGTGCCATCTTCTAGCGTGTGATCTCCATCGGGTGCGGGGATAACCTCACCTTCGATAGTCACGTAGATTTCTACACCTTCGGCAAACTCGTCCGCAGGTGTACCTACTTCGATGCCTTCGATTGTTTTAGCCGTAGCGGAGAGTGTTACCTTCGCTGGCTCTTCAACATTCAACTTTACGTTGAACTTGTTAAGGATTTCTTGGATTTTATCTTTCAACATTGTATTGTTTTATGATATATCCGACCTTGCTTTAATTGTGTTTTATTGTAAATTTTTCTTTCCATTGTTTAGCCTAACTTTGTGGTATGCCTTACGTTTCAAAATTCAATGAACGGCAAGAGATTGCAATAAGCTACCTATCACCTAGTAGCGAAGTGGAGCAAATACTCTACGGCGGTGGGGTGTATGGTGGTAAGTCATGGCTAGGATGCTATTGGCAAATACTCAGGAGATTGAAGTACCCAAATACCCGTGGACTTATTGGCCGTGCGGAGTTAAAGAAACTCCAACTGTCCACGATGAGTACATTTTGGGAACTATGCACCAAGATGAATTTAACCCCAGGTAAGGATTACGCCTACAACGGCCAACTCAATCGGATTACGTGGTTTAATGGGTCTGAAACCATACTCATGGACATGGCCGACACTCCGAGCGATCCCGACTTTCATCGGTTCGGATCGTTAGAACTCACTGACTACTTTTTGGATGAGGCAGCGGAGATAAGCGCAAAGGCCGTCGAGATACTAGATACCCGTGTGCGCTATAACCTAGTGAACGGACGGCCAAAAGGATTGATTACGTGCAACCCAACAAAGGGATGGCTTTACAATGACTTTTGGACACCATACAAAGAAGGCAAATTGCCGCCCCATAGAGCGTTCGTCCAAGCCTTGCTAAAGGATAACACTATTGTACCGAATGAAGCCTACCAAAAGAAGATGGAGAGGCTTAACGAGCGCGACCGCAAACGTCTACTCGATGGCGATTGGGATTATGACGATTCGCCCGACAAGCTATTCGACTACGATGCCATGCTGCAAATGTTCAACACAACCGAACCAACGGGCGAAGGGTTTATAACGTGCGACCCTGCGGCAATGGGTAATGATAGGACGATTATAATGATATGGAAGGGTATGCACTGCACCAAAGTGATTGAGCACGTGCACAAGTACCCTCACGAGGTTGCCAACATCCTTCGTGAGCTGGCATCTAGTCACTCCATCAAACTCAATAATGTGCTAGTGGATAGCGACGGCCTTGGAATAGGGGTAAAAGGTATTCTTGGGTGTCGTGAGTTTCTCAATGGATCGAGCGCGATTGACAAGGAGCATTTTTTCAACCTTAAATCTGAGTGCTACTTCAAACTATCGGAGGCCATCGGTATGAATCGGATTCACTTTAGCGACCATTCGCAACGTGACAATATCGTTAAAGAATTGGACTTAGTTCGGGATGCGAGTAAAGAGGATAAGAAGAAACAAGTGTCGAGCAAAGATCAAATAAAGGCGAGGCTTGGACGTTCACCCGACTACGCTGATGCGCTCAT